CTGGAAGCTTCACCTGGTGTCCAACAAAGCTGGTGTCATCGCTACTTGCCGTGCCACTGGTGAGTCCGGCACGTTCCTCGGCAACTCTTGCTACAGTATTGCCTGCTGTGCCCTCCTTTACGGTCCCCGCTCGCTTCATTCCGGTTGCTGGTTGTTCGGCGGCGACGACATGGCCTGTGATCGTCATCTTGACCCTGATCCTGGCGCTGCAGCCTTCTACGCTAAGCGCATCCGAACTGTCAGCAAGACTAGTCATCCTGACGTCGCTGATTTTTGTGGCTGGTTGTTGTATGAGCAGGGCATTGTTCGTGACCCCATCCTCATGTGGCTCAAGACAAAATACAAGCTTGCTCGTGGTGAACCCGTCACTCAGTTCCTCGGCTCTTATGCCATCGAGTTGAAGTTCTCCTACATCAACATTCCCCGCTTGACCGAGTCCTTGGACGACGTCTCCCGTGCTTGTCTTGGCAGCTTGGTCTCCCTTTGTCATTCTGAGCTTCCGGTTCTCTCTGCTTTGAGCTTCGATACCTCGAACAATTCCATTCAGCATTTGCGCGACCGTTTGGCGTATTGGCGTGATCATCAGTTCAAAGGCCGGAAGTCCACCATTGCCCAAGCCGAGAAAGCTTTGATTAAGATGGACAGAGGTTTCGGGACGGATGATTCTTACGTCTTTACAGATTTTGATCTCTGCTCTCACCCATCCCCTACTGAACCTTCACCATGCAGAACTCGCAGTCTGGATTTGATGTTACGGGAGGCTCTTGGAACCAGGACCGCCGTCGCTTCGTCATTCACTGGAGTGGCCTCGTCGTCCCGAAGGGTAAAGACGGAAAGGTCGAAACTTACGAAAACCTCAAGTGGTCCTTCAACCACTCCGTCACTAGCAACAGTGAGGTCACCAGTTTCATCCGATCCTCCCCCAGCGCCCACATCGCTTCCGCGGAGTGGCGTGTTGTGCCGGCTGGCGGGTCGTCTTTTGTCAGCTGCTCGATCGTCACTTCAGTGGTTGGCAAGGACGACACAGGACCTTCTCTCACGTCCATGCTGGCGTCGCCCCTCGCGGAGTTCCACTCCATCAGTCCCCCGATCCCCGGAGCCCCGATGCCCGTTGCCCGTGGCGCCTTCACGCTTGACTCTTACGAGTTCTCGTCTCAGATCAAGCCTCGCCCGACGGTTGCGGAAGCCCCCCGCCTGTGCATCTACACGCACTTCATTGCTTGCGCAGGTTACACGGGCTCGATTGTCCCCATGTCGTCCGGAGA